CACCATCAGCAGTACTTCCACTAGTTACAACATAATCTAGAATAACAATATTACCATCAATAGGTTTCTTACCTACAACACCATCACCAAAATATACTTCATATCTTCCTTCTTCTATTTCTTGTAAAAAGTATTTTAGGGAAGTTGAATTAAGAGTTGCATAGTCTGTATTCAATGTATAAACTTCTGTAGTAATGTCACTAGATGATGTTTGTACGGATACAACTACAGTACTAGTATCAACAGCCGCAGATGGTATTACAAATTGTTGTTCTAAGTTTGAAGAATTTACAGTATAGGTATATCTAATTCTTGTTCCCTCATAAATTGAAATATCACTAAACACAAATGTTCCTGTAGTAGAAGTAGCAGTATGATCTCCAATCGTTACAAATTGATAACTTACATCATTAACTGAAGTGGTAAAAACTGTCCCTGCTGCCATAACTAAAGATGTTTGTGAAGTTGGAACACCAGTAACAGTAATATCTACAATCGCAGTTGATGCTTTTGCTGATGAGGGTAAGTAACCTAATGCCTTTGCATGAGAAACGGCACTCGCTCTAGTTAATGCAGTATCGATGAACATTTCATTCGCAAGCATATTTGCATGAAACGCTAAGTAGTGAGTATTGTATGCCAAGAGATCCATTAGAACCGACATACCAGACCCTTCAAAATTATAGTCTGTGAATTGTGTTTGTTGTGAAAGAAATGTTTTGAAATTATCTTTAACTGAATCAAAATCTAAATCAGTAATCTCTATTCTTCCTTTTGAGTTTATAGCCATATTATCGTACCGCTTCTAAAAGTGTTTGAAATGTTTGGAGTTCTGCTGGCAAATTTTCTACATAAAAATTAATTACAACATTATAAGAATTTGATTCTGATATAGGACTGCACTCTACAGCAGTTATTCTAGCTCTAGGTTCAAAGTTACCAATCATTTCTTCTATTGCCCTCTGTAATTGATTTCCAGTTATAGGCCCAACATTTTCAAATAGTAAAGCAGGAACATTAGATCCTATCTCTGGATGGAATGGTCTGTCGTAGTGATTAGTCAATAGTAAATTACGAACAGATCTCTTAACAGCAATTACATCAGTAACGGTAGTCACATCTCCTGTAACTGGATTAGCAGAAAAATTCAAGTTCAAATCTTTGTAGACTCGACTTGACCTTTTCTCATTCTGTCTAGATGCATCCCATGCCATTATGGTGTTATTCCGCTAGTTGTGGTAGAAGTTGTATTTAATTCCTGTGACTCCTTATGTTCAGGGTCATCCTTGTCTTTGAACCAATAGTCAGCTGTCTTAGTTAGGATGGCCACATAACTACCCACCAAAATATTTACAATATCACGATACGTTTCTCCGACTGTTGCAAAGAATAGTAAATATAACAATGTAAAAAATGCTCCGAATACCACCAAACTTATTATAAATCTAGCCCAAAAGTTTAATTTTTTACGACCTTCAATCGACTTTGATTGTTCATCTTTTTGCATATCTGTTTCTGTGTCTATATCTGTTATCATTTTTTCACCTCAATTTAAAATTTATTAATTATTATCCTCCAGCACCACCACCTACTGTCTTTGCTCCTCCCACTATCTTGCAACCGCAATCTAATGAGTCTCCAATTCTTGCAACTTTTCTATATACTCCATCAGTACACTTTACTTCACAGGTTGGTGATCCTTGTATAATGTATCCACCCAAAGGATTAGGTGGTGAATGTCCACCTAATGTTGGAGAACCATTTGATGGGGAAGTATGGGGCCCACAATATACACCTACTGTTAATATAGGTTTACCCTCAATTTGTGCCAATGGACACAAAGATGAGCCTGGTTGAAATATTGCTGGGGGATATGAACCATGTCCTGTTGTCTGATCCCCTTCTCTTGCGTATGATCCTGCCATTATGTTTGCCACTCCGATAGTTCTGGAACTTTAGTTAGGGACTTGTAAGCATTCTGATATGCTGTCATATATCTATCCCTATCATTATCATAATTATTTATAACACCTATCTTAAAGTCAAGTGATGTTGGAGAACCACCCCAATCCACAGCAGGCATACCAGTTGCATTTACAGTTCCAAATCCAGATAATGAAAACTCTAATGTAAATGTTATATAAAATATTCCTGGCCCTCCCTTTGCTGTATTTCCATAACCAGAACTCCTTGCCAATCCAAAGTCTGAACCATCAAAGAAAGGTGGTGCATCTGAAGGTGTCCAAGGCACTACCCAATCATCTAATTCCACTATCGGCCCAGTTATTGTTGCAGTAGTTGTAGCAACACCAACTCCAGCCGAACCAACATCTACAGCAGAACCAATAATAATCTCTACATCTGGAAAAATTGTATATGTTCCTGCACCAGTATTATTAGGTGCAGCTCCAAGACCAGATAAGGATTCACTTTTCCCTGTAGCTGGAACAGTCCAAGGCGTAGGTAGTGTTATATTAGTTAGAGATATAACTGGTACTGCTCCTACTTCTAGACCATCATATGGTGGTGGTGTAGGACTTGGTGTATTAGGTGGTACACTATATGTGTCTACACAAGTCATAACTTCTGTCATAGTAAAAGTCTCACTTGTTGCAGTACCTACATTTTCCATACCACCAGTAGTCCTTGTACCAGCATTAGTCAGGGTTGCTCCTGCAGCTGGAGTTGTTGTCATAACGTGTGATGCTTGTAATCTCGCAAAAGGCATTAGTTGAAACTGATTGAAGAACCACCTACGACCATTGCACCAGACGCCTTGATAGAACCAAGTGCAGTAATAGTTGTGGTTAGGTTAGCACTATAAGTGTTGGTTACATCTGCAGTAACCTTTGCAGTCAAAGTTCCTGTTATAGCAACTTCATCATTTCCTGTAATAGTAGTCTTTCGATTTCCGTTTACCTTCTCAGTAAGGTTTCCTACAGCATACATATCCAGATTACCATCAACCGATAAGGAATAGTTGCCCTGTACATAAGTATCCATATTTCCTGCTACCACATTGGTAACATTCCCGACAGTCTTAATCATAACATTACCAGACTTGTCAATCTCTAGGAACGTGCCTAGTTTGTGATAGATATGGATACGTTCATTTCCTTCTGTATCATCGAATTCTACAAAGTGGCCAGATTCCGTTTCCAGTACATGGTTAAAGGGATACTTGGAACCCTCAATTCCAGAAGTTAAAAAGGTAGCTTCACCAGAAGCAGTAGACCAAGATGCAGGATCATTCGTGGTTCTAGTTCCAGTTGCAATGTGTGTGGTTTGTAATTCCTGTGCAAGAAAATTAGTATCGGTCTTTCCTACATAAGCTGAAGTGGGATATTTTTCATTTGGATCTTTGAACCCCCCATCTTTAGAATACCCACCAACTGCAGAACTTGAGGCCACAGTAAAGTTAGTTTTTACATCAGTATTCTTGCCGGGGATTGCACCTATGATAACTGGCTCTTGTTTGGCCGGATCACGAAAGAACCCGACAACCCATGTACCCTCGATAAGAAAGTGAGGTGAGACTCCTATGCCAGAATTGGCTCCGGCAGTAACAGGCATCATTACGGATGCCCAAGGCAAGTCCTCCATAGGAATATCCTCAGTCTTTGCTGAGTGATAACCTAAACATCTTACCCTTACTCTTCCTGCTTTCTCTGGATCAGCCCTATCCTCGACAACTCCAACAAACCAGTTGAAACCATCCTGCCCCATAAAATAGTTATTCATCCTTTTTCTTTTCCTCTTCTTTACTATTCTTGTACCACCAAAGCAGTTTATCTCTCAGGTAGCCTTCCAGTTGTTCTCGTTGTTTTAAAGATTTTTCCATATAGATATTTATATGAATACTAATAGATTTTTTCCAGTTCTTCAGAGTGGCCCCAGAGGAATTTTCAAAGAAGGGATCCCTTACCAACGCTTTCGCTTAGATTTTTGGGGGGCGGGCCCTGAACATATCCTGAGTGTATAGACAGTCCATCCTTGACCATCATACCAGGCCTTATAGGGTGGACAAGTCTCTTTAGTATGATAGTTCTTCTTGAAGTTGTGATATATTAGTGAGGACATAAGAGTAGATATAAAAAAAGGGATGTCAAAGGTTTCCCAAAGACATCCCTATTTTTTCACTACGAGCAAAGCTCCTATTTCTTCTCTACAAACTCATAGAGTTCAGTAGCCTTCTTCTTAATATCCTCAATGGAATAAGAATCGGGTTGAAGTTCTTTGAAGTAATCAATGTTTGCTTCGCCTTGTGCTTTTGCATGATCCCATGCTTGCCATGCGAAATCTACATTCTTTGCTTGTTGATCTGCGAGATAACTTTGAGCCATCTCTAATAGTTTGAACCTAAGTTCAAATGGATTAGACATATTTTCTCCTGTGTGTGTGTGTTGTGTGTAAGAGATACTTCTGTTGCTAGGTGATCTCCAAACAACCCCCGCTGTTAATAATTACGCAGCGATTGCCACGTAACCTACAGCAAAATAATCGTCATTGTTTGCGATTAAGTTTAAAATGAATCTCTGTAGAACCCCTGACTCCTAATCGAACTCTTTGCGGCCCCCTCAACAGACTATATGACTAGTCTGACTAGTCAGTTCTGAAAAACTCATATAATCTCTTGGTGGAGCCGATGGGAATCGCACCCATGTCTTAAAAGTTATTGAACTACAATCTCACCCTCTTACTTGAGAGCACCGATTCAGTTATATTT